AAGAAAAAGAGCAAATTGATAAAGCTTTAGAAGAAAGGCAGAATGAGCCTTTGATTTTAGGTTTAGCTGCACACCTTCGTGAATGTTGGGATGCAGCAAAACGTGCTAAGAAGCCTATCGAAAATATTATGCTTAAAGGACTTCGCCAAAGGAATGGTGAGTATGAGGCTGACAAGAAAGCCCAGATACAAGCACAAGGTGGCTCTGATATATACATGATGATTACGGAAGTTAAGTGTAGAGCTGCCGAAAGTTGGCTCCGTGATATATTATTAGAGACAGGCACTCCCCCATGGGATTTACAGTCTACACCAATACCTGAGTTAGAACCTGAGCATGCACAAGAATTACAAAATAGTTTTGCGTCTGAAGTTGTAAAAATAGTAGAGCTTGAAGGACAAGCACCAGACCCAGCAAAAATGGAAGAGCTTAGAGAAATGGTAGCTCAACAATATAGATTTAAATTATTACAGGCTGCTGATAATAGGGCTCGTAAGATGAAAATAAAAATACAAGACCAATTTGCACAAGGCGGTTGGGGTGAATCATTTAACGATTTTATTACAGATTTAGTTACTTACCCATGTGCTTTTATTAAAGGGCCTATTGTTCGTAGGCAAAGAAAGTTAAGTTACATCAAAGACGAAATGGGTAACACCACAGTAGAAGCTGATGAGATTATTGCACCAGAGTTTGAGCGTGTTGACCCGTTTAGAGTATACCCAGAACCTGGAATTACTAATATCAATGATGGATATATATTTGAACATCACCCACTTAGCCGTACAGAATTAGCAGATTTAGTTGGTGTTCCAGGATATGATGACGATGCTATTAGAAAAGTATTAGAGTATGGTAATGGCGATTCTTGGATATCAGAAGATGTAGAGTTAGCTAAAGATGAAGAGGAGAGAAAGTTTCATGCGTTTGACAGACCGACAGAAATATATGACGCATTAGAATTTTGGGGTAAAGTAAGCGGTAAAATGCTTGTAGAATGGGGATTAACTGAAGATGAAGTACCTGATGAAGCTCGTGAGTATGATGCAAACGTGTGGATGGTGGGTAATTATGTTATCAAAGCAGTATTAAATTATGACCCATTAGGTGAAAAACCATATGCAAAAACCTCATTTATTAAATGCCCAGGTGCATTTTGGGGTAAAGGCATACCAGAAATTATAGAAGATTTACAAAATGTATGTAATGCAGCAGCCCGTGCGTTAGTTAATAACATGGGTATATCAAGTGGGCCACAGGTTGAAGTTAACCTTGAAAGGATTCCACCAAACGAAGACATTACACAAATGCACCCATGGAAAATATGGCAGGTTACTAATGACCCATTAGGTTCTAGTGCTCCTGCAGTTAGGTTTAACCAACCTAACGATAATGCAAATACATTAATGGGTGTGTATGAAAGATTTGCTAAATTAGCTGATGACCATTCAGGTATACCATCTTATTTACAAGGCGACATAAACGTAAAAGGAGCAGGGCGTACAGCGTCTGGTCTTTCTATGTTGATGGGGTCTGCAGGAAAAGGTATACGTCAAGTGGTTATGCACATAGATAGCGATGTTATAAAACCTGTTGTACACAGACAATTTGTGTATAATATGCGATATGATGAAGATGAGTCTATTAAAGGCGATGTAGAGGTTCTACCAAAAGGTGCAATCAATCTCGCAGTAAAAGAAACAGTTAATCTTCGTAGAATTGAATTTCTTAACGCAACCGCCAATGAAGTCGATATGGGCATTGTTGGTAAAGAAGGCCGTGCAGCGATACTTCGTGAAGTGGCTAAGAGTTTGCAAATGCCTGTGGATGAAATCGTTCCTTCTAGGGAGAAAGGAAGTTACCAGACTAGGATGGCTAAAGAGTTTGCGGCTGAACAAGCACAGCAATCTTCTACACCTACCCAGCCAGATGGTTCCCCTAAAGGAGGAATGGAAGCAAACACAGTTAGTAACCGTAACACTGGAGGTCAGTCTTGATTAGACCAGACACAGAAGTTATTAAGGCTTTAGCCGTATTGGCACGCCAACACCCTGCAGCACTGGAATGGCTGAAGGGATGGTTAGACCATGAGTTAAAGCAGCTACCCAATGTTACTCAAAACGTGTCACTTGCACAGGGGCGGTGCCAAGTTTTGAAAGAAATATACACTTTAGTAAAAGAGTCCCCTGATAACGCAGCAAAGTCATGACGACAGCTGTTAATTAACGCATACCGTTAGGAGCGAAACATTATGTCATTACCAAAGCAAGTTCAAAAACAATCTGAGGATGTACAAGCGTTGTATAAAGAACTTAACAAAGAAACAGCGGAAGCACCTGCTGGTTTAGATTCAGGAGAAAAAGTGCCTGAAGAAAAACAAGCTGAAACTACCACTGAAGTACCTGTTGAGGAAAATTCAACTGCAACTTCCGACAGTGTAGAAAAACAAGCAACTGAGTCTGAGGCTGAAGAGCACAGCACAGCAGACACAAAAGAAGAAAAAGATACATGGGAACAAAAGTATAAAACATTACAAGGCATGTATAATAAAGAAGTTCCAAGCTTAAGTGCTGAGAACAGACAATTAAACAGCCGTGTTTCTCAATTAGAAACTTTGTTAGGAGACCTTAACAAAAAAGAAGAACCAGTGCAGGAGGCACCAGTCGAGAAGTTAATTACGGAAGACGATGTTAAAGAGTACGGTGATTCTATTGATGTTATGCGTAGAGCAGCAAAGGAAGAAGTAGCAGGAGAATTGGCTCGTGTTACACAACTGGAAGCGGAAATAGCTAAGTTGAAAGGCGTAGTACCACAGGTACAACAAGTCCAACAACAACAAAAAACTAGTTCCGAAAAACAGTTTTGGGATACTTTAAACCATGAAGTACCTAATTGGAATGAAATTAATAGTGACCCAGACTTTCAGTCATGGCTGCTTGAGATTGACCCCCTTACAGGTATTACTCGCCAAACTTATTTAGAAGACGCACAGCGTAAACTAGATGTTAGTAGGGTGGTAAATTTCTTTAAAGCTTTTGGAAAGGATATAGGTAAAGACGATAATGCTCGTGGAAAAGGTTCTACGCAATCTGCAGAATTACAAAAACAAGTTGCCCCAGGACGAGGACGTGCTGGACAACCTGTAAGTAATGATGGCAAAACTTATACACCGAAAGACATTGAAAAATTTTTTAAAGATGTTAGAACGGGTAAGTATAAGGGAAGAGATGATGAGCGTAACCGAATGGAACGTGATATTTTCGCTGCACAGCGAGAAGGTCGCATAGTTAATTAATAGTAAAAGGAGGCTATTATGGCTTTTGCAACATCTCCAGGTCATCCAACGTATACAGGAAACTTTATACCTGAAATTTGGTCTGGAAAATTAATTGAGAATTTCTATGATGCTACTGTGTTATCGGCAATCTCAAACACTGACTACGAAGGTGAAATTCGTAACATGGGTGATACGGTCAATATCCGTACAACTCCAGAAATCACCATTAAAACATACGTTAAAGGTCAAACTTTAGCGGTTGAAAACCCAGATAAACCAAAATTACAATTACTAATCGACAAAGGCGAATACTTCGCTTGTGTTGAAGATGATGTAGATGAGGTACAATCAGACATTGCAATGATGGACCAATGGTCTAAAGACGCTTCAGAGCGTATGAAGATTAAAATTGACCAACGTGTATTAACTGATTTGTTAACTGACGTACATGCTAGTAACAAAGGACAAACAGCTGGAGCTATCTCTGGTAACATTGACCTTGGTGTAGCAGGTACTCCAGAAGCACTTACTTCTTCAAATGTAATTGGTAAGATTGTTGATATGGGTACAGTTCTTGACGAAGCTAACTGTCCTGAACAGGGTCGTTTTTTATGTATCCCTGCTAAGATGGCTGGTTTAATCAAGCAATCAGACTTAAAAGATGCATCTATTACTGGTGACGGAAATTCACCATTAAGAAATGGTCGTTTAGGTATGATAGATAGATTTACAGTATATGTAAGTCATAACCTTTATAAGAACGGAAGTGAGTTTAGCGTTATTGCTGGGCACACAATGGGGTTTACATTTGCGTCACAAATGACAAATATGGAAACAATTCGTTCAGAAACAACTTTTGGTAACATCATTCGTGGTCTTCAAGTTTATGGCTATAAAGTCGTTAAACCTGAAGCTCTTGCTACAATGATTGTTACAGTTTAATAGGAGGCTAACATGGCTGCATATACAGACTCGCATGGCTTTGATAAAGGTTCTGCGGCACATCCTGCTCAGGGCGTTAACAGAGTCGGCTACATGGAAGTAAATTTAAACTTCGCTACTATAACTGCGGACAGAGCTACAGCAGGTGCTACGGCACTAGCGGCTGGAGACTCTATCGAAGTACTTAGCGTACCAGCGAACACTTTAGTGTTGGCGGTAGGTGCAACTACAGTAACTGCAGAAGGTGCGGCATCAACATTTGACATCGGTTTAACTGGTGGTGATGTTGATTTGTTTGTTGATGGAGGTGATGCTAACTCAGCAGGAACCACTTCATCAAACGGTGCAGGGTTAGATGGCGATAACCAAAGCCATTACTTTGCAGCTGCAGACACTATTGATATGCTTATTGGTGTATCAGGTGCTGTAACTGACACCGCTGTAATTAAAGTATGGGCGGTTGTTGTTGACTGTTCATAATAAAACATAGCAACGGTCGGAGGGTAACTATAACCCTCCGACTAACTAAATGGAGGTAAAAATGGCAGGAAGATGGTTAAGAAACAAAAAAGATGGTGAAATTTATGGGTGGAATGAAATACTTGCAGACAATCCATTAACTGAAGAAGTGACTGAGGAACAGGCTTTTCCAGAAAGATTTATACCAAAAAAACAAAAAGCAAGAAAAACTAAAGTTAAATTAAAAACAGAAGTAATTCCCGAAGATGAAAAAGCTGTTAACATAGAGTTAGCAGAAGAAGCAACTAAAGGTATAGATAAGAAAAAATGATTTTAAATGATGTCATTACTGAAGTTAGAAGAATATTACAGGATGAAAACTCACCTCAAAGGTATTCTGACACAGTGCTTTTAGGGTTTGCAAACCAAGCTTTAAAACGTATTGCAGTAATTAGACCTGATTTATTTGCTTATATGGGTACAGTTGCATGTACACAAAATGAAGTATTGCAATCAACTCCAAGCGATTCTATAAGATTAATTGAAGTATTTTCTGTTCAAGGAGGTAATGGGGTAACGGAAGTTAATAGAGAAGTATTAGACCAGTCATACCCTCAATGGGTTTCTGATACTGCAGGTGCTTGTAAAAATTTTATGAGGCATGCTAGAAATCCAAATAAATTTTTTATATACCCTAAAGCTCCAGCTAATCAAACATTAGTTGTAGAGTATTCGCAATCTCCTCAAGTTTATGACGGCACAACAACGGTGACTTTATTACCAGACGCTTTTTTACCAGCTGTTGTAGATGCTACAGTATTTTTAGCTGAGTCTATTGATAACGAACATGTCAATTCAGGTAGAGCAGAATTATTTTTAAGGTCATTTACACAAGCATTAGGTGTTTCAGCTTCTAATAGAATATTTACAGACACAGAAGCAGGCGGATTACAACCTGTTAATAAACAAAAGATTGAAGAGGACCTTACATAATGGCTGGCACTAGAACATTTATTGATATTGTAAATAGATTATTACCAAGTGTACCTGGATGTCCAACACCTGTTGTAGAAAATTATGTTCGTGATGCTGCAATAGAAGCATGCGAACGTACTTTAGCTTGGAGGTATGAACAACCACGAATACGTTTAGTTGTAGGGGCACATGATTATGTTTATGAATGTCCGAGTGATGCTGAAGTACATGCGTTTATTACAGCTACAGTAAATGACGAAATGTTAACGCCTGTTACTCTAGATAAAATATATGAGTTATACCCTAAATGGCCTAACCAACCTACTACATCTAGAGCTAAACCTAAATATATTACACAGTTAGACCCAGACCATTTTTCAGTTGCACCTGTACCTGATGATACTGAGTCATACGATGTAAGAATGATTGTATGTTTAAAACCACTAAGAACAGCAGATAGTATGGATAAGTCTGTTTTAGATGAATTAGAAAATGTTATTATGCATGGAGCACTACAGCATTTGTTGGTATTACCTGACAATAGCTGGAGTGATAGAGAACTAGCTTCTTATCATGCAAAGCAGTTTGCATTTAAGTTATCAGAGCGTAGAGCTAGAGCTAATCTAGGTGCAGGACGGGCATCTATAAGAATTAAAGGACAACCTTTTGGGTAGTAAAATATGGCAGATGTAATTAAATTAGTAAAAGGAGATGAGTTACCGTTAATTATACTAACGTTAACTGATGATGTAGCTAACACAGCATTAGATTTATCGGCTGGAACTACTTCGGTAACTGTAAAATTTAAAGCTGTAGGTGGAACATCAGTGTTATCTACAATAAGCTGTGCAAAAACAACTGATGGCTCAGATGGTAAAATACAATTTAGCTTTTCAGGTGGTGTATTAGATGTTGATGAAGGTATGTATGAAGGAGAAATTATAGTTAATTATAATGGTAGCTTACATACAGTATATGATTTGTTAAAATTTAGAGTAAGGAGTAGTTTCTAATGGCTAATATAAAACTTACATCCGCTTTAGCAGCAACAGCCATATCATTTACAGTAAGTATTAGTAGCATTTCTTCAGCTGTATCTGGTGAAACAGAAGTTGTTGCGTCTTCAGCTTTAGGAACAAGCATATCATTTAGTCATGAATTAATACCAACTAGAACTATGGCGGGTGTTTCGGTTAGTTTATCAGATTTAGTTA